CGAGCTTGTCAAGTAAAAAATGCGAAAAAGCGAGAAATAATTTTATAAAGCGTTAGGCGGCGAGGGAAATCTCCGCCGTAAAGAGCATTTCCGCGCTCGCAAAGTCGAGGATTTCGCGGGGATAGTCGTTAATCCATACGGCGACCTCCGCGACCTCGCGGGCGGTAACGTCGTCAAAGCTCGTGCCTTTCGGGAAATGCCATCTAATCATACGGTTTATGTTCTCGTTCGTGCCGCGCTCGCACGAGGTATAAGGGTGACAATAGTAGAGCGTTGTCCGGCTCCCGCTCCGGCGGCAAGATTTTTCGATACCCTCGCAATCCGCAAACTCGGAGCCATTGTCTACCGTAATCGTCTTGAATATCTCGGAGAACGAGGCTCCGTATTGACGCTCGAGACGGTTTAGAGCGCGAACGACGCTCGCGGTCGTACCGTCCGCCATGCGGATAATGATTTCGTACCGCGTCTTTCGCTCCGAGAGGACGAGGAGGCGGGCTTTCGAGGCTTTCCGCCCGACAACCGTATCCATTTCCCAATGACCGAATACCTCGCGGCTCTCGACCTCCGCCGGGCGCTCCTCGATACTGCGCCCGCGCGGAGCCTTTTTCTCTTTGATTTCTTTATGGTCGTTTTTCCGCTCCCCGCGCTCTCGGAGGTTTTTCCGCGTGACGTTCGGAAAGATATTCCCGTCGTCGATATACTTGTAGAGCGTGACGCGGCAAAAGGTGATATTGTATTTCTCGAGGTTTTCCGGCTTTCGGAGCTCCGCGCATATCGCCGCCGGGGAGTATTTCTTTTCGAGTATCATACCCTCGATATACTCGACGACGGCGTAGTTATGCCCGATTTTGAGCGGAGCGCCTTTCGCCGTCGCCGCCTCCGCCGCCCGAGCCTTTGAGATTTCCGGGGAGTAGCTCTCCCGCTCGGTGTAATCGGAGTTGAGCCGCTTATAACGCCCGCGCTCGAGCTCGCGGTAAATCGTGCTGACGTGAAAGCCGAGCTCGTCGGCTATCTCTTGCGGCGTTCTGCCGTCCTTTACCCGCAATTCGATAGTATATCTATCTCTGTCGTTGATGTGCCGGAAAGAACGCCGCGCCGCCATCGTTTAGCCCTCCTTATTCTGCAAGAAATCTCTCTATTGCCTGTTTGACAATCTGTGCTTGCGGTATGCCCTCCGCCGCGCACTTTGCCTTGAAAGCCGCCGCCGTCTCTTTCGGGACGGAGGCGACAATCTGCGTATAGGTCTTTTCATTGTACCGACGCTTTACCGCCGTTGAGGTCGTGGTCTTGCGCTTTGTCTCTGCCATGATTTAGCCCTCCTTTATAGCTCCTCGTCCTCCATAATAAACCGCTCGAGCGCGGATACGTCGGGAGCGTCTTTCTTTGAAATGAGATACGATACTTGCACTCCGCCGACATTCCGCTCTAACTTCCACTCGTGCGCGTTCTCTTTTACGGCGTATTCGCGCCCATCTTTCTGAATTACCGTCATGCTTTGCCCTCCTCTTGATTTTCTGTTAAATCGTGTTATACTAAAGGGCGAGGATACGGGAGGCTTGAGCCTCCCGCTCCCGCCCCGAGCTTTAGCTCTCGGGCTTTGCCTTGCAAGGTTTAGGCTTTACAAGAGTAATCTCGATTTTGACTCGTGCTACCGTGTCGTTACTTTCGAGAGCTCTTGCTAACTCTTGCAAGGCTTTTTCGATGTTGTCCATCGGTCTGTCCTCCTTTCTTTAGGTTGGCTTTATTATAGCATACTCTTAATAGTATGTCAATAGCTTTTTCAAAAATAATGCGAAAAAGTTTAACCCGGCGGGGAGCCTGTCTCCCGCCGGGTCTATTCGTCTATCCCTAAAAGCCAAAGCACCGAAACGCCGAGGACTCGGGCGAATACGGGTATCTCGTAATCCGGGACAAACCGCGTCCCGATTTCTACGCGGCTCAATGAGTCCCGCTCCATAATCACGCCCTCGACTTGGAGCCGGGCGGCGAGGTCTGTTTGTGTAAGTCGGAGCTTGAGACGCGCCTCGCGTATCCGCTCGCCGGATATGTTCTTTCGGTCTCCGAAACAATAGATTTTCAAGTCTGCGCCTCCTCCATGCGCTAAAGCTCGGATTTTTTCTTGACTTTAACACGCGAATAAGTGATAATTGTGTTAAAGCTCGGAATGAGCCGATAAATCTATTATGCGGAGGGCTCCGATATGAAAAAGCTAAAGGCTTGGCAAATCGTCTTACTCGTGATTTTTTACCCCGTCGGTATCTGCGTCCTTATCTACCGCCTCGTAAAGAAAAGCAAGCTCAAGAGGGAGGCGGAGGAGCGAGAGAAAGCCCGCGCCGAGGAGTCGGCGAGAAAAGAGGCGGAGCGAGCCGCCGCGCGAGCGAAAGAGGAGGCGTACCGGGCGAGCGTAAACCGCGAGCTTTTCCGGGTCGTCGGCGTGACGTTCGATAACCGTCAAGCGATACTCAAGCGGATAAAGAAAGACGAGCCGGACGCTCGGCGCTTTTCGCTCCGGCGTTTCGAGTTCGAGGGCGAGCCCGCCGTCGGCGTGTACTTTGACGGAGAGCAAGTCGGGAGCATAGGAAAAGGCGACCTCCCGCGAGTTCTCCCGCAAATCGAGCGTTTCGATAAGGTCGAGGCATACGACGTAACGGGAGGCTTTGAGCTTGAGTACGGCGACGGCGGGCGGGCGAGCTACGGGCTCGATATAGCGGTCTATTTCAAAAAGGCATAACAAAAAGGGCGAGGCTACCAAAGCCCCGCCCTTTTGCTGTGCCGTTATGCGTCTTGGATTGCGTCGAGGAGCGCCGCCGCCTCGATAAGCCGATAGATAGCGCAAGCGGCTTGCTCGCGGGTAATCGGCTCTTTCCAATCGTAATTACCCGCGCCGTCGCCCTTGAAAATGCCCTTGCGCTTGCAATACTCCGTTGCGGTTTTCGCCCACGGGGACGGATTATCGCCGCTCCCGCTCGGCGCGGCGGGCTCCGGCGTATCCGCCGAGACTTTCGAGGCGTAGTCCGGGAGCCCATAGCCCCGGATATACCGCCCGTTCGCGTTGAGCGTCCGGCGCTTGACGCTATCGGAGTAATTACCCTCGATAACGGTAATCTTGCCGTTGAGAGAGGTCTCCACAATGCCGACGTGTCCGGGAGCGCCCTTGTCGTCGGTCGCCGCATAGTCCGCGCCGTCTTTCCAATCGTAGAAAATCACGTCGCCCGGCTCCGGGATATAGGAGTCGTCCTCTTTCCACCGCATAGCGTTCTGATAGAGCGCCACCATACGCCCGCACCCGCACTCGGGAAAGATAATATCCGTGAGCCCGCACTTGAGCGCGACCGCCGAGACGAAAGCCGCGCACCATGCGTCGGTATATGTAACCTTGTACCCAACGGGGAGCGGCGAGAGCGTGTTGTAGAGGTCGATAATCTCTTTGTGCGAGCCGTCGGACTCCTTGCGCCCGAGCCATGCGACCGCCGCCGCGACGACCTTTTCTCTAATCTTCTGTTCGGTCATGGTAAAGCCTCCTATTCCGCTTTTTGGTCGCCCGCGTCCTCGACCGTCTTTTTGAGCTTTTCAATGAGCTTTAAGAGGAACGCCGGGAGAGGGACTCCGATTTCCGAGATATTCTCGAGGATAGAGATACACTCGTTGAGGATAAGCCAAACCGTCACGAGTAGCCCGAAGAAGTAAAAGCCGCCGAAATCGACTCCGATTTTTGCCGCCGCCGTCATAACTACCCAATCGGCGACGATTGCGACGACCACCCCGAGGAGGTAGGAGACTTTTTTCACGATACCGATAATCCCGACACGGGAGGAGAGCTCGCTCTTTACCCACGCCCGCACCATGCCAGAGATATAATCGACCGCCATAACGAGGGCGAGGATTGCCACCGGGATAGCGAGCTCGCGGAGGTAGGTCATAGCTCCGGCGAGCGTGACGGCGATAACTGCTTTCAAAGTGTTTTCTTTCATTTTCGATTACCTCGTTTCTGTCATTTCGTGGTAGTCGAGCGATACGGTCTCTTTACCGGGGAGGAGAGCGCACCCGCGAACGTGGTAGATTTCCCCGTCCACGAGAACGCCCTCGCCCTCCGCCTCGGAGCATACGAGATAAACTCCCGGAGCCGCGAGGCGTACCCATGTAAGAGAGTCCCTCCGGGCGATTACGGAGCCGTCTTTCTCGACCTCGTATATCGCCTTTATCATTCCACAAGCTCCCACCCCGCCGGATACGCGGTCGGAGTCCATACGTTAGCGTCAATGAGGGAGCGGTAAGTATGCCCTTGGTAGGAGCCGAGCTCGCCCTTGCTGAAAGCGAGCGCCGCCGTAATCGTCTCCGGGATTTCCCGAGCGCCGGACGGCGTATAATTGAGCTCGTCCCAAAGCGTAGGAGCCCGCGCGGGCGAGTTCTCGGGAGTGTCCCACAAATCGACCGCCGCCCGGAGGAGCTTTCCTCCGACGTTGTAGCGGCTCCCTGCCTTGATAAGCGCCCCGGAGCCCGTCAAACTCGGGTAGAGCTCGGCGACCGTGAGCGCGGTCTCGTCGTCGAGGCTCTCCGCCGCCGTCTCGATTTTCGCGCGGTATTCCCGCGCCTGTTCCTTCGTAATCATTCGACATTACCTCCCGTGAGAATACTTACGACCTCCTCCGCCTCGTCGAGCGCGAGAGCGCCGGAGACCTCCTCGAGCTCCGCCTCCTGTTCGATACCGAGGAGTTCGCCGCCGGGGAGGACGAAAACAATATCCTCCACCGTTCGCGTCGTCTCCCCGGTATCCGCGTCGGTAATATCCGCCGGGAGCTTGACGCAAACGCCCGCCGCGTCCGCCCGGTCGCACGGGATATAATCGCCGACGGCGGAGGCTTTGATAAATACCGCCGTGTCCGAGTATCCGGCAAACTTGCCCTCTACCGTTACCTTAAACATAGATTAGCCCTCCTCAAAATCCGGCTCCCCGAGCCGCTCCCGATAGAAAGCGACGAGCTTTTCCGTCGGCATAGTTCGGAGAATGTGTTTCCAATAGGTATTAGTCGCCTCGCGCCATTTGTCCGGGTCGAAATCCTCGGCGGCGTTGCCGCGCCCGTGCTCGTAGAAGTGATAGAGCTTGTCGAGCATGATTTGACGCTTGCGCCCCTCCTCGGTGTTCTGCCGGAAATAGGTATAGCCATTTTCCGAGTGCTCGTAGCAGATAGAGCGCCCGTCCGGGGACGTGATAAAGCCGCCGACGACCGGGCAAACCGTCCCATACGGGAGATTAAAGCTCCCGTCAATGCCCTTTTGCTTAAAACGCTTGATAACGATATACTCCATATCGTGACCTCCTTACGCGGCGAATAGCTCGCGGTATTTCTGCTCCACGGATTGAACGCAATAATACGAGTGAAACTTTTTCATGTGACCGCGCCACGACGTAAGGGAGCATTTTACGTCGTCCTCGGTCATGCGCCCGGAGGCTACCCACCGCTGGAAAACCTTTAGCTTTTGCCTCATGTGCCGGATGCTCTTATACGAGACGCGCCGGACTACGGCTCCGTTTGCCCCGAAACGATAGCGCACCTTGAGGAACGTAAAGCCTCTCGAGAGCTTTACTATCTGCGTTTTCTTTTCGTTGAGCCGGATACCGAGCTCGGCGCATATCCGCCGGATTTCGCGCAAGCACTCGACGAGCTTTGCTTTCGAGCGGTCGATAGCGATACCGTCGTCCATGTACCGCTCATAGCCTTTTATCCCGAGCTTGTCCTTTATGTAGTGGTCTAACCTGTTCGGGAGGGCGATAGCGGCAATCTGCGAGACTTGACTCCCGAGCCCGAGCCCAACGTCGCCAAAGCACGAGATAAAATACTCGGAGAGCGCGGCGAGGCGGTCGTCTATCCCGCTCCGCTCTATCTCCTCGAAAATCGGCTCATGCGCGGCGTTGTCAAAGTATTTCGAGAAGTCAAAGACGAGCGCGTATCCCTCGGAGCCGTAAAGCCGATAATGCCGGGTGAGGAATTGCGTAACCCGGTCAACGGCGAAATCGTAGCCTTTCCCCCGGAGGCTCGCGCCGTTGTCGTGGATAAACGACCGGGAGAGCATAGGGACGAGGCAATTATCGCACAAGCACCGTTGAACGACGCGCTCGCTTATGTGGACGCTCCGAATGTGCCGAGGCTTTCCGCGCTCCACGAGGTCAAACTCGTAAAAGCCCTTGGAGCGAAAGCGCCCGGCTAAAAGCTCGTCTTGCGTCTTGTTGATATGGGAGAGGGCGCTTGCTTTATATCGCTGTGTGCTCGCTTTCCACCCAACGCCTTTAACGGACTCCCGATAGCCTTGATAGAGGTTATCAAACGAGAAAACCGTCTCATACTCGCCATACTCGCTGGCGAGTTCCGCTTTCTTTTGGAGGCGGGCGGCGCGGCGGCGTTGATACCGCGCCTCCCGTCTCTCGTGACTTGTCATAGAAAAATACCTCGCACAATTTCATTCTCGGGCGCGTTATCTAAATTTCGTAACGGGAGAGTCATAAAACGGCGTAAACGCGCAATCCGCCGCTATGCAAGTAGCGTCCGGCTCCCCGTGTCGCGGTATAAGTTTGTCCGCCCGCCCGGAGGCGGGTAGAGAGGTCATATCTCCCTTTTGTATTTGCTCGGCTTTCGCTCCTCGCGGAGTTAATCGGTCTGGCAAATATACGAAATCCCGGCGCAAAGCCATTCGAGTTGTTCGCGTTGTTGTTGTTGACCGTGCCGTCTGTGTTCACATTCACGAAATTGTTGGAGTTGCTCGAATTAGGCGAACGGAGCCACCAATTAGCGGCGATACGAGATATAACCTAATCACTCGGCGCGGCTCCGGCTATCTGCCCTTGTCGCTCCGCTTGATTTTGGAGATTTGGTCTAATTCGTTCGTTATCATGCTTACCCACTCCTTGAGCACGGAGGACGGGAGCTTATCGCGGTTTACGTCCATATAGGCGAGGTCGAGCACGTCGAGCATGGAGCTATAATAGCCCTGTGCGTCCTCGAAAAGCTCTTTGCGCCGCTGAATGTTGCGGCGGCGTATCTCCTCGGGCGCTTTTTCGTCTATATAAACCAAATTCGCGGTTTTCACTCGCCGATACGCCTCACGCGCGGCATTGTAAAGCGGGAGCGAGAAATAGAACGTATAGGATTTCGGGAGTATCCGCGCCCGGCGATAGGTGAGGGCGAATATCTCCCGCGCAAGGTCGAGATACTCCGCCGGGGACTCGCCCCGTCGGGATTTGGGTACGCTCATACTTGGATTTTCCTTCCGCTCCGGGAATTGCGCCCATTGAGGGCGCAATTCTCAAAGCCTTAATTTTACACACAAAAGCCCGGCGCAAAGCCATTCGAGCCGTACGCGCCGACGTAGTTGACCGTGCCGCCTGTGTTCACACGCACGAAACCGCTGGAGTTGCTCGAATAAGGCGAACGGAGCCACCAAAAAGCGGTTGAGCCCGTGCTCGAGTGCCTATATTTGACCTTGCTATTGCCCGCCGCGTAATAGGCATATTGCGCTTGATAGTTCTTTTCGGCGCTGTTTGCGTATGTTCTCGCGCCGAAAACCTCCCACTCGGAGAGGAGGAAAATAACGTCGGTCGTCGCCGTGACATAGCTCGCGGTATCCGAGCCGCCGCCCGTGTTGTCCGTGTACTTGGTAACGGTCTTGAGAACGGAGCGGAGGTCGGAGGGGAGCGCGGCGATAAACGTACCCGAATAGCTCGAGAGGCTCGCCCCGCAAATGGTATTTCGCATATACGAGGAGTTCCACCCGCCGGAGTTCGTGTTGCTGTTGTTCATGTGGAAAGCGGCTGTCGTGACGTTCGAGCCATAGGAGCTGTCGATAAAGCAAATATCCGTCCCGCCGGAGAGCGCCGTCTTGCCGAATTGGAAATGAATACGGTTGCCGCCCTCATAGCCGGAGTTGTGATTAAAGCCGATGATAAAGGCATACGCCGTATAGCTCGAAAAGGTGTATTGTCCTACCGTCCCGTTGAGCGTGACGGCTTTTCGAGCGCCGACGCTCCAATAGTTCGCGCCCTCGCCCGCGTCGGATACCGCGCGAATGACGCTCCAATCGTTGTCGTTGAGCGTCGAGCTCACAAAAGAGAGTGTTACCGCGTAGGTATCCACGACGGAGACCGTCTTTGTCCCGGAGGTCTGCCCGCTCTTGGTCGCCGATACTGTCCATGTACCCGCCTCGGGGAGCGTGAGCGTACACGTCCCGCCGGAGCTCGTACCCGTGACCGTTTTCGAGCCATTCGTCGCCGTGACCGCCGCGCCGCTCTCCACCGTGACGACGAGCGAGAACGAGACTCCGCCGCTCGCGGCTCTTGCGTTTGTTCTTCCAATCATTTTTACACCGCCTTTTCACATTTGATTGTCGGGATTGTGACCGTACTCGTCGGCTTTTCGACCGCGTAAATCGTGACCGTGCCGCTCCCTGTGAGGGCGACGGGCGCAAAATTACCGCCGTCCGCGTCGTCCGGCGAGAAAACCACGTCGGCGACGTAATCGGCGGTCACGCCGGAGCACGAGATAGCGGCGGCGTATGGATAATTTGCGTAGGTCGAGGAGCTCGCCCACGAGGACACGGATACGGTCTTGTTTGCGAACGCGAGGAGTTGCGCGTATCCGCTATGAGAATGAGACGCGGCGGCAAAGTCGCTCGCTTTCTTGCCGGAGTCCGTGAGGTCGCCGGAGGCGTTGAGCCCGGCGAAGTTGCCGGAGGTCGGGCTCGCTACCTTGTTCGCGTATCCGCCGTGAGTGTGCGACGCGGCGGCAAAGTCGCTCGCTTTCTTGCCGGAGTCCGTGAGGTCGCCGGAGGCGTTGAGCCCGGCGAAGTTGCCGGAGGTCGGGCTCGCTACCTTGTTCGCGTATCCGCTGTGAGTGTGCGACGCGGCGGCAAAGTCGCTCGGCTTTTTGCCGGAGTCGGCGAGAGCGCCGCCGGAACCGAAAGCGGCAAAGTTGCCGGAGGTCGCGGAGGAGACCTTATCGGGCTTGCCGTCGTTGAGCGAGTCGATGTTTTCGCGCATAGCGTCATGGTCTGCGCCCGTGAAATAGCGCCCGATAGTGTCGCCCTTGTCCCACGCTCGCGGAGTCGTGCCGTTATAGCCGCGTGTGACCGTGAGCGTATTCCCGCTCTTTGCGGTCATAAGCACCGTTTCCGCCGTGGAGTATTCCGCCCCAATCGTTAAGATGTTCGGCGCGTCCGGCAATACGGAGCCGTCGAGGACGGTTATACTCGTCCCGCTCGTGGAGATAGCCCCGGCGAGCGTCGTCTCCGGCGAGTTCGCTTGCGCCGGATACATAGTCAAAAGTTCCATGAAAGAGCCTCCTCTTTAATAGTCGCCGCCGCCGCGAGAGTTGCAAAATGTTTGACAAAAGACGGCTCCGACGATACGGCTCATGGTGTCCGGGAGGATTTCGACCGTATGCCATGCGCCCCGGAGTATCTTTCCGCTCTCGTCTTTCGAGAGATAGGCGACAATATCAATATCGCCGTATCCCGATTGAGCCGGGAGCGTTGTACCGTCTACCTTGATAGTCGCTTTCGAGGCGGTCAAGCCCTCATATATGCCAAACTGTATCTCGTGCGTGTGGTCTTTGATGGTGTGCGTGTGCGCTGATACCGTATGCGTATGCTCGGGTATCGTGTGCGTGTGGTTGGGGATAGTATGCGTATGATTTGGTATGGTGTGGGTGTGTGCCGGGTGAACGTGAGCGCCGCTCGGCACCCACTCACAATAACCGTCGGCAATTACCGCGCCGTCCTCGGTCTTTCCGCCGTAGAGGGCGAGCTTTGTCCCGCGCGGGATAGCGTGATCGTGTACCGCTTGCCCGCTTGCCTCGTTCGGCAAAACATTTGAGGATTCAAGCGCGGTTGCGCTCGAGGTCGCGCCGCCGCCGGAGCCGGACGTACCGCCGCCGCCGGAGGAGGAGGTCGCTCCGCCGCCCGCCGAGGTCGTGCTCCCGCCGCCGGAGCTCGTCGTCTGCCCGCCGCCGCCCTTTACCGCCCGCTCGAAAGCGCGGAACGGCTCAAACTGCACATTGAGGAGCATTTTGTTGATACGGACGACGGACTCGGAGATATAGAGCTTGAGCGTCGCCGGGTGTGTCGCGTCGGCATTGTCCGAGAAATTATAGATTTGCTGATTTGTCGCGCCCTGCGCGTAGGTCTCCCCGATAAGAGCGCGGCTCTGCAAGTCCGAAATGCTCCCGGCAATATCCCGCGTCTTGTTCGCAATCGTGACCGAGACCGCGCCCGGGTCGCCGTTCGCGTCGTCCTTGTTCACGCTCACGATAAGAGTACGGACGGAGATACCGTCCTCCGTGTCGAGGACGCGGAGGACCTCGCCCGGGCGAAAGCGGGAGAACGAGTCCCGCGTCAATCGGTGGAGGTCGATAGCGGCTATCTCATAGGAGATATACGGGACGGCGGACTCCCGGAGGATTTGCTCGGCGTATGCCTTGAGGTTTTCCGCGACCTCATAGCGGCTATCGACGAGGATAGAGGCGCATAGCCCGTAACTCTCGATAGAGTTCACGTCCTCCACATACGGGAGCCCGTTATTGACCGCCGAAATCGTGAGTTGATTTACGCCCTCGCCATACCCGAGCGCGTAGATACGATTTGCTATCCCCGTCGCGTCCGTCGTCTTGAGGATACTCGTCATGTTCTTTTTGTACCGTATCTCGCTTTTGAGCGCCGAGGACGGCTCCACGAGCGAGAGCGTCCACGGGTAGCCCGTGGTATCCCATTTCCAAATATAGGCGCGGTCGAAACACTCCGGGACGGCAAAGAGCGCGGAGAGGAGCGTCGTATTCTCGAAATTGTACTCGAATTGACGGACAAACGAGCACTCGCCGAGTATCCAATTCCGCGTTGTCTGCTTGGAGAGGATATAGTTCAATACCGCCGCCGTCTTGACGAGGCTCCCGCCGATTTGGTGATACTGAAATAGCACGTCGTTTAGGAGGGTAGCGAGGACGTGCTCACAATTATAAACGCGGGTCGCGCCGTCGCTCCGCTCCAAATCCTCCCCGATGATACGGAAAAGGTCGATACGCTCGTCGCCGTCGAATATCTCGACGAAGTTCAACGGAGCGCAATATTGATTTTTCTTGTCGTCGGCGGGCATGGAAAAGCTCGCCGTCCATAGGGAATTGAGCTCGAGGTTGTATCCGACGCTCATAGCGTTATCGAGATAGGCGAGCCGTTTCATGTTGCGGTCGAATACTTGCGGTACTGCCATTTATAACCACCTATCTTTCCACAAGATGCGAATATCCGCCATTGTCCCGCCCTCGACGATAATATCGTTCGAGCCCTCTTTGAGCTTGAAAAAGATACTCTCGTCTTTTACGAGGTCGATAGCGTTCTCGCCGTTGAGCGTTACCGTCATGTGTTCCGTGTCGATAATGAGCTCGTCTCCGGGCGACATATTCACGCCCTCGATTATCATTATCTCCTGTCCGTAGGTCGAGAGGGCGGAGCCGTAGGCGTTCGCCTCTGCCTCGACCTCGCTATCAAAGAACACGATACGGATATAAGCGCCGTAGGAGCCGCTCTCCGCCGTCGCCTCGCCCGCAAAGAATACGAGCTTGTTAAACGCGCCGGAGGCGGAGGCGACCGCCTCGACCTCGCTCTTAAAGCACCGGACGATAAGCAAGGCTCCTCCGCTCCCGCTCTCGGCGGTCGCGCTCGCTACCCACTCGAAAATAGAGGTTGATTTTCGGTTGTATCTCTCCCGGTTATACGGAGCGCGATTATACATTGTCCCGCCTCCTTACGAGAGGTTGCAGACGATAGCACCCGCCGAAATCGTGATAGCGTCGCCGTTGAGGACGTTCTTACTCCGTGAGAAAGCGCCAAACCATAGCAGATTACCGCCGGAGCTCGCGTCATACACGCCCCAATACGAGACCGTCCCCACGTCCGCCGTGATTTCGCCGAAATCAATATCGGCAGAGTTCACTACCTGTTGCTTGCCGGATACGAGCGTCGGCGCGTCGAAAGCGATAATCTTTCGGGCATAGCCGCCGCCGGAGACCTCCGTACCCGTCGCGGCGGCGGTCGGGTCGGTGAGAAAGAGGGCGAGGTAGTACGTCCCGCTCCTCAATGAATAGTTGAGGATACTCGCCGCGTGAGTGTTCGATAATGCAGACATTTCTATAACCTCCGTCTTTTAATTTACCTTTATCCGTGTAACGGTAAGGTCTTTGATTTTCCCTCGCGCTGTGATGTAAACGAGGCAATCGGTTTCCTGTGTCCCGTTTACGTTGACCGTCTCCGTATGAGGGAGGGATACGGAGGTCGCTCTCTGTTGGTTGTACTCGAGGCTCTCGGCGAACGGAGCGCACGAGAAAACTACCTCACAATGCCCCGTAACGGCGATTTGCTCGATACTCACGCCGCCGATAACCTTTGCTTGGTATGCTTTCTCGGGCTCGTCGTCGAATACGAGCAAGCCCTCGCCGGAGAGCCACCCGGCGACCGCCCGAGCACGGGAACGGACTCCGGGATAGCGGTAGCTCTCGCCGACGAAAGAGACCTCGCAAACGATTTCGCGGTTGTCGTACCCGTCCTCTATGTCATAAGTCCCGCTCTTGCCGGGAATGACGTACCGGGTGACTCGTTTCGCCGGGAGGAGCGTTCTATCCGTGCTCTTGAACACGACTCCCATATCCCGGCTATGCGTGTTATTGAACGTAAAGCCGATACTCACGCCATAACTACCCCCTTTCCGCGAGATTTCGTCCTCTGCATATTGTAGAGCTCTTTTGCGACCTTTTTAACGTCCGCCTCCTCGCGGACGACGAGCTTATCAATCCTAAACTCGTTTGTTATGGTCGTATTCCCGCCGCCGGAGCGAGCCGCCGCCGAGCGTCGGTCGTCCAATGCCGGAACGGAGGCGGATACTTGCCGGACGGTCGCGCGAGCGTCTATGCTCGTCTCGAGTTCCCCGATGGAGGAGGCGAGCTCGGCGTTCACTTTGCCGATACCGTCCTCGACCTCCGCGAGCATATCGGCGCTCATATCCGATGCGGCTTTTACCGCTTTCGGCGCGTTGCGCTCGATACCCCGCGCCTCGCCCTCGACGAGCATTTCGCCCGCCCACGCCATTTTTTTAGACGGGGAGGCGATACCGAAGAAAGACGTTATCCCGTCCCAAATCGAGGAAATCCACCCGGAGACTTTATCCCAAAGCCACCCGGCGAGGGATTGAATACCGTCCCACAAGCCCCGGACAAGGTTAGCGCCTACGGACGCGACTTGACTCACGCCGTTACCGAGCGCGTTTACTATGCCCGTGATGATTTGCGGCATAGCGCGGACTATCTCGCTTATGATTTGCGGGAGGTTTTGGATAAGCGACGTGAGGAGTTGTACGCCCGCCGTGACGATTTGCGGGATACTCCGTATCAGCGCATTAACCACGCTCGAAATGATTTGCGGGATAGCGCCGATAATCGTTGTGATGATAAGCGGGAGGTTTTCGATAATAGCGATAAAGAGGTCAACGCCCGCTTGCACGAGCTCCGGGATATGCGAGAGGAGCGTCGTTATCACGCTCTCGATTATCTGCGGCAATACCGCGATAATCGTTTGAATGATAAGCGGTAGGTTTTCGACAAGCGCAACGAGGAGCTTTACGCCCGTGTCGATTAACTGCGGGATAGCGCCGAGGAGCGTATCAACGAGGCTCTCGATAACCTCCGGGAGCGCCCCGAGGAGCACGGGGATAGCGTCGATAACGCCCTCCGCGAGCCCTGTTATCAGTTGGAGCGCCGCGTCGATGATAAGCGGCATATTGTCGAGGAGCGCCGTCACGAGTTGCGTAACCGCCTCGACCGCCGCCGGGATAAGCTCGGGGAGCGCCTCGGCGATGCCCGTTATAATTCCCGTGAGGATTTGTACGCCCGCCGTGAGGAGCGCAGGGAGCATACCGATAACGCCCTCTATGAGCGTCGTTATGATGGATACCGCCGCGTCATTCAAGAGCGGAACGGCGGCGATAATCGCGTCCCCGATTTCCGGGAGGAGGTCAGCGACCGCACCCACGAGCGACGGAGCCGCCGAGAGTATCCCGGAGAGGAGCCCGCCGATAATGCCCTCCGCGAGCTCGACGACCTCCGGCGTATAGTCTGTGATAACCCCGATAAGCTCCTCGAGGGTATCTCCGACGACCTCGCCCATTTTCCCGAGGTCGCCGTCACATTCCGTAATCGCCTTTGTGAATTTCCCGAGGAGGTCGGAGCCGGAGCCCGAGAGCCTCGTCAACGTCGGGAGGAGCGCCGTACCGAGCGCGTTCTTTGCGCCCTCTGCCCGCCGGGAGAGGCGGTCGAGGTTGTCTTGAAAAGCGCCGTATGCGTCGAGCGCGTCCCCGGAGAGGATATAGCCCGCGTCCTCCGCCTCCGCCGCGAGCTCGTTCATGCGCTCCGCGCCCTGTTCGATAAGCGGATTGAGGTCTCGCGCGGATTTCCCGAGGAGTTGCATGGCGAGCGCGTCCCGCTCCGAGGTATTCTCCACTTGACCGAGCGCGTCGATAACCTCCCAATAGACCGCCTCGGAGTCCCGGAGATTGCCCTCCGCGTCCGTGACCGCAATACCGAGTTGCTCGTATGCCTTGGCATACGCGGCGCTCCCGTCGCGGGCGGAGTCCATGCTCTTGAGGTTTTTCGTCATGGAGCCCGTGAGCGTCTCTACGGAAACGTCGAGGAGGTCGGAGGCGTACATATACGCTTGGAGCTTATCGGTCGCTATGCCCGTGACCGTGGAGGTCGTCAAAACCTCGTCGGCGTATGCCGCGCCCGCGACCGTCATATCGACGAGCTCGGAGGCGATTTTCCCGGTAGCCGCCGCAAGCGCGGTAACTGCCGCCGCCGCCGCTGTTCCGAGCGCCGTTACGGTCGTCTTGACCGCCTCGAATTTCTTTCCGGCTTTCTCGGACTCCTCGCCCGCCTCTTTGACCTCTTTCCCGTACTCGTCGATGGACTCGGCGCACCCGTCGGAGCTTGCCTCCGCCTCTTTGAGATAGCCGTTGTTCTTGTCGATTTCCCCGTCGAGACGGTTTAGCTCGGCTTGAGCCGTGTTTACTTGTGTTTGCCATGAATTGACGGAGCGAGTCGCCGCCTCTTGGTAGCTCTCCGCCTCGGAAAGCTCCTTTTTGTAGCTCTCGAGCTCCGCCGTCAAGCGGGCTTGTTCCGCGCTCGTGTCGCCCTCGGTATTCTTGAGAGCCTCGAGCGCCTCCTCGCACCGCTGAATATTCGATTTTGCAGACTCTACCCGCTCGGCGTAGGTCTCTTGGGCGCGTTTCGCGTTGTCGAGAGCCTCGCGTAGCGTGGAGAGCTTGGATTTCTGCGCGTCGTACTGCTTTGCGAGTACCTCGCCCTTTGCAGATAGCGCCGCGTAGGAGTTCGCTTGCCCGGAAAACTCGGACTCGACGAGCTTTAGCTCGCTTTTGAGCGTTCCGAGCTCGGAGTTTATGTTTTTGAGGGACGATTTATAAGCGGACTCGCCCTCGACCGCTAACTTTGTCGATATTGTCCGGGTCGCCATTATTCGCCCTCCTCATTCCGTCTTTTTCCGTGGTCGCGGAGGTATAGCTCCCATAGGTCAAAAACCTCTCCGGGCGGCATAAAGAGCGCCTCGGAGGGACTAACCCCGCATAGGGCGGCTACCCGGTAATAGTCCGCCCGCCTTATTTCGTTTTTTTTTGCGTCAATTCCGCGAGCCCCTCGTCGTAGTCCTCGCCGCCGGGCGGCTCTACCTCTCGACCGTAGCCGAGGGAGATAGCGCGGATAATCGCGTTTTTGAGATTGACAATCTCGAACGGTTGCACGAGTAGCGAGAAGTCCTCCCGCTCCGGGATAGCTCCCGGCTCGTATCCGAGGCGGCGGCGGATAAGCTCGCCGCGCTCCGCGAGGATAACGGCGGCGGCGCAAGTCGTCTCGAACGCCTCGCGGGTATCCGGCTCGATTTCCTCGAGGAGTAGGGTAGAGCTCCCGTACTCGTCCCGGATTTGAAACATAGCCTCGCCGTCGAGCGCGAGAAAGTACGTCGCGCCCGCAAGCGTGTATTTAACTGCTTTCATGTGCTCGCCTCCAATCGGCAAAGCGGGAGGCGGGGATTTCGCCCCGCCTCCCGTGTCGTTTTACGCGCTGATTGTGTATGCCGCCGTCGTAACGTCGGAGTCGTTCATACCCGATTTGACGGCAATCGCCTTGATTGTCTTTGCCGCCGTGATTTCGATAGCCCCGGTGTACGCCGTGCTCTCGGTCGTCGGAGTCGTGCCGTCGAGCGTGTAGTAGATGCTTGCCCCGGCGGTCTCGCACATGAGCGCGACCGTCGTACCGCTCGCCACCGCTCCGGCGGCGGGATAGGCGACGGGAGCCGCCACCTTTGCGACGGCGTTGAGCTTGGTATCGCACCACGCGATACAATCCGCCTCGGCGTTCGCCCCGGTAAACTCTTTCGTAATCCTCCACGCGCCGGAATTGCACCGAAACACGTTGAACGTAGTCGTAGACGTGCCGAAAGTGATAGAGCTCCCTTTCGTCGCCGCCGAGTCGTTCCCGAGGATAGCGGACACAAGCGGGTGAAACACTCCCTTGTAAATCCTCACTCCGTTGCGGATAAGCACCTTGTAATATGTGAGACCGCCGCGCGGCGCGGTGTCGCCGTCCGCGTCCGTGACCTCGGAGCTCTCGGTATCCTTGCTCGCGCCGTGAATAGCGGCGTGTACCTCGTCGGTCTTGTCGTCCGTGTTGAGCTCGAGGGAGCCGGAGGCGAACATATCGACCTTTTCGGCGAGCCCGTCGTCGCCGTAGAGCTCGCCGGAGGCGTTGTTTACGGTGAGGTTAGCCGCGACGAGCTTTCCGACGGTAACGATTTTCGTAGCGTCGTAGGTCGGGAGCGCGTTCTCCGGCGTTGCGGTCGTCGGCGCGAAACGCGGGCGCTTTGCTCCAAACTGTGCCATAGTTTAATATCCTCCTGTTATAGATTTTTGGATTGTAGAAAACGGTCGTAGACTTTAGCCGCCGCGTCCGTTGCCGCGTCCGCCGATTTTTCGTTTGCCGTTCTGATAAACTGTCGGGCGGGCTGTCCCTCTTTCCCGTACTCGTTCACAAAAGCGACCTCGTTTATCGGTCTGCGGTTTCCGTCCGTGCGAGTGCCTTTCGGGTAGACATAGACGGCTTTTCCGTCTTTCGTCGTTTTCGGTTTCTTGTCGAATGTGATAGCTCCCGCCGTTATGCCCTTGCTCTTGTCGCCGGAGAGCATAGACCGCGCCTCGGCGCTTTGCGCCTGTGCGACGACCTCCGCCTCCGCCTCGAGCATTTCCCCGATAACGTCGTCCGGGAGCTCTGCGAGCTTGCCGAGGTCGCCGATAAGCTCCTCGAGCCCGCTTGTAGAGATTTCCGCCATTATTCCACCGCCTCTATATCCTCGCACTCGAAAGCGTAGTGTTGCCCTTTCGCGTCCGAGGCGGGAGTAACGGAGGGACGGGTAAACCCCGCCGCGACGAGGCGGCGGGAGATTTCCTTACGGAGAGGGACCGTATTTTTCTCGTGAGGCGCGTACAAATGCACTTGCACGAGGGCGCGGTAGTGTCCCGCGTCGTCGTCCCCAAAGTCGGCGGGGATAAGCGTATAGTTGAAAACGATATAGAGGGCTTGCGTCCCCTTGTAAGTGTCTGCGGCGGGCGGCTCCGGCGCGAGACCGTCGAGCGCGTCCACGAGGCGCGAGTTTAGGCTCATTCCGATACCTCCCTAAATTCCGAGCAATTTAGCTCGTAAAATTCCCGAGCCTCGGTATATGCCCGCTCCACCTTGTACCGTTTTCCGTTCCATACGAGGCGCTCTTGTCCGCCGTAGTCGGCGGCGCGGAGCTTGACGGTTATAGCGAGGTCTACGCCGACGTTTTTAGCCGCGTAAAACTCCGAGCGTTTCGCCGATTTCACGTCGGCGAAAACGGTAGTCTCCTCGACGGTCTCCGCCGGGTAGCCCTCTCCGTCGCTCCCCGTTGTTACTGCCTCAAGCGTAATTACGTCGCGCCAATACACGAGTTACCCCTCCTCGCTCTTGATATAGCTGTCCGAGAGCGTGAGACCGTTACGGAGTTCCTTGTACGCCGCCCGGTATTTCTCCGAGTCGGGATTGTCGAGTCCGTACTCGGCTTTGACGTAAGTACCGACGGCTTTCTTGATAAGTGGGTCGGTCTCGTCGTTCGCCTTATCCTCAAGAACGCCGCCGAGCACTAAATCGGCTCGGGCGGCGTTAATGAGGTCGGTTATTTCGCTATCGGTTGCGGTCGAGGTTTCCCGTAAGTAGAGGCGGACGCTTGCGAGATATTCCGCGCTTACTTCCGCCATACGGAGCCCTCCTTACGCCGTAGCTTTCGCAAGGTGGACGAAAGCACCGAGCCCGGCGGCGGGCTTGGAGTCGAACACGCACGAGCCGAGGTAGTCGATGGAGTTCGTAGCAAGCCCGGAGTGCTCGCTCTTGACGACCGTAATATCCTGCGAGTAGTTCCCGAGGATATAGGAGAAGTCGCCGAGATACGCCTCGTTCGCCTTGACGGAGCCCGTGAAATAGACCTCCGCGCCCATGATGTAATACTTGCCGTTGGCAAACTCGACAAGGTTGTTCTTGCTCTTGTTCATAAGGGGATAGAACGAGGAGAAGAACGTCGCCTTACGCATAGCCCAAACCGCATTACGCTCGTAGCCGTTGCCGAGCATACCGTAAAGGTCGATTACGTTCTGCTCGGTGAGGGAGGCGGAGACGGCTACCGTGATTTGGTCGGTTCCGTTGGTGTACGCGCCGTTCGTACCCTTGCCCGCCGTAGCCACGCCGCCCGGCTGATTGCTACCCGTACCCGCAAAGATGTAATACTCAATCTTGCGGGCGATAGCCTCGGCGATAACCTCGACGATGTAGCTCTCGAACGCGGAGAGCGCCATAGCGGAGGAGGCGCGGGAGGCTTTCACGAGCTTTACGATTTCGTAGCCCGTGAGGGAGACGGAGCCGAGGGAGTCGGAGGCGGCGGTAATTGCGTTGTTCTCGGTGTGGATAGCCGCGTCGTCGTTCACGTTCTCGACCGCAAACTTGAAGTTTCCGGGAACGTGGAAAATGCGGCAACGCTCCAAAATGGGCGCGACCTCGTGCATTTTCTTGATAATCTGATTTGCGGTCGCCTCGGGGATAATCGGGAGGGCGGAGTTCGCCGCCGTGGAGTAGGCTCTCTGCTCCGCGTCGGTCAGCGGCTTGCCCTGCAAGGTCTTGAGCCATGCGGAGCGATACTCCGGGGACGCGGCGACGTTATCGACCGTGACCTCGGCGCTCCTCTGCTCGCCGGATACGGGATTGTTGATAGGCGTAGCGCCGGAGGGAGTGGAGCCGCCGAGCATACGCTCGAGGGCGAGGCGCTTTTCGAGCTTGCTCTCCTCGTCGGCGAGGTCGCGGAGCTCTTTCTCGAGCGCGTCGAGGTCGGCGTTCGCGTCGCCGCTGATGGTCGAGCGGATTTCGGCTCTGCGAGCCTTGATTTCTGCGAGTCTCTTTTCGATGTTCATAGCAATACCTCCATGAAATTTGTTGATTTGTGGTTAGTATGTCAAAGCTATAAGTTTCTTCCGCCTCCGGGCTTGCTCCAAAGCCGCGACCTCTTTCTCGTGCTCCTCCGAGAAAAAGCTCCGAGCCGAAATCGACGTATCGTTATAAGCCGGAAAATCCACCGCCGAAACGTCGTATAGCTTTTTGACCTTTGTAATCGTGCGAGTATGAGTCACGTTATCGTAACTCGCCTCGCGGACGACGAAAGAAAAGGACATCTTATCGACGCGCCCCGTCTTTACGTCGCGGTATAGGTTTCTGTGCCTCTCGTCCTCGCTGTCGAGTGTTGCCGCGATAGCGAGCCCGGAGTCCGTGACCTCATAGGTGAGTGATTTGTTCCTCGTCCGGGCAAATACGGTCGAGTCGTTCATTCCGTGGTTGCGGTTGAGGATAAAGTCGGTCATATCGCACCCGTCGAGAGCGCCGCGAGCGATAATCTCTTTGTACTCGATACCGTCATACTCGCAAATGACGGTCGGAGTATCGAATACGATAGGCGTACCGCGCAAGATAAGCGCGTCGCCGGAGTCCTCCGGGAGCGTGAACGGAGCGACCGCTCTATACTCCCGCTCGTTCGGTTTATACGACATAGTTTAGCCCTCCTCTCCGCCGTCGTCCGGCGGGTCTGTTTTGTCGCCGCCCTCCGGCGGCGTGGTTTCCTCGCCCGTTTGATACTTGTCCGCGAGCGCGGCGTTTACCATGTTCAGCGTTTGCACCCGGCGCGAGCCCTCCTCGCCGCCGATGGTCGGCATATCGAACATAGTCAAGATTTGGTCGAGCGTCGCGGCTCCTATCTCCGTGAGGAATTTCGCCGCCGTGACCTTTTCCGGGAGCGTCGCAAACTGTACGGAGTTCGAGGAGAATACGATACGGTTTCCGTGACCGTACTCCCGCTCGGTAAAGAGGCAATTCGTAAAGGCTTGCGTAAGCGCGGAGAAGAACGGCGCGATTTCGCCGTTGTAATAGGCGGACTCTTGCGCCGCCGTCGCCGTGTTCTCGACGATTGCCTTTGATACGCCGAAATAGTCGTAAATCTCCTCTTTGATGTACGCGAGCTGATTTGCCGGGATAGGCGTAGTCTTGTCGGAGATAGGTGTATAGTCATATTTCGCGTCGGTGACGATAACGCCCGCTCCGTTGTTCTCCATGCGAAGATTGTCTCGGATAAAGTCGTCGCGGCGCTTGTTCAAGTCCTCGGTCTTGACCGCGTTCGAGACCTTGAGAACGCCCCGGATAACCGCGATAAGCTCCGCGAATTTGCTCATAGACTGATTAAACGTGTTCGCGGTCTTGAGCACGGGCTCGAGCGGCTTGTTGCTGTCCCCGAAAAGGTCGTTTTCAAGAAAATGCCGCCGGATATGGACGAGCCGGGAATACTCGCAAATGTACGAGTTCCCGGTCGCAAACTTAAAGCGGCAATACATAACGCCCATGTACTCGAGGAGTTCAAAGCTCGTCGCGTTTATCGGGTAGATAGCCGAGAGCCTCCCGTTTTCGTCGTAGACGGGATAAGCTATCGCGTTGTTGTATAGCTGATATTGCGCCGCGAGCTTATAGTAAAACTCCGAGGCGCTCATATACGGATTTGGTCGATATTGGAGGATACGGTCGAGGTATCCGTTGACCGCCTCGGTCGTGTCTGCCGTAACTCGGACGTGTCGCGGGCGAGCCGTCGAGACGCGCCGGGCGAAAGCGTCCACCGCCGCCCGTACTGTGCTAATATCCCACGCATTACCCGAGTACGGAATAAAGCTCGACTCCCACGAGCTCAAGAGCTTATAGGCGGAGTAGGATTTGTTATCGTCCTTTCTCCCGCCGAAAATCGTTTGAAAGAGTCCGCGTTTCTCGCTCACGTTCTCACCCCACAAGATACATATAGTCCTCGTAATCCCGGACGTAGATAACCCACGCATTGAGGAGGGATACCGCGCCGTCTATGCGTCGCCTGTCCGATATTTTTACGGGCTGAATATTGTTTACTCCGCTCTTTTTTACTGCTGTGTTCGATAAGCACCAAACGAGAACGGGATTTTTGTTGTAGTTTACTTTTTTGTCCGCGAACGCCGCTCCCATTTCCCGCATAGGTTGAGACCATGTAAAAGCGCCTTGCGCGACGGCTTGCATATCAAAGCCGTTTGCTTTCATTTCGTCCACCCAATACCCGGCGAGGGCTCGGTCGTACCCGATTTTGAAAGCGTCTATCTTGTGCTCGTCGCGCATTTGGCAAAACCACGCCGTAACGTCGGAGTAATCGACGCGGGCTCCCTCGCATACCGTGAGGAGCCCTCGGTCTCGCCAAATCTTATACGGAGCCTCGTTCGAGTTGTGCTCGTCGAGCTGGTCTAATTTTTTTTGTGGTAAAAAGTAGTGTTGCAGAACGTAGATTATCGGGTCGTCCGCCGAGCGGCGTATGAGGAGCGTCGCCGCCGTGAGGTCGGTCGTCGCCGAGAGGTCGCACCCGCCGATAGCGTAGGTATTGAATACGTCCGCAATCTCGAAAGTCGCGTCGCTCTTTATCTCCTCGAACGAGAGCCAAACGGCGGCGGAGACCTCCGGGACGTTGAAATCCTTGCAAAGAACGCCCGGTAAATCCTCGGGATTTTTCTTTGCTCGCTCGACGAAATCGGCGAGCGTTTTATACTGCTTTATCGTGCCGAGCCCCGGATTTGCCTTTATCCACGCTTGCGGCTCCGTCCACTCCGCCCGAGCGTCGAGCTCGTAGAGGATAGGGAGAAAACGCTCGTCCGTCTGCTTGCCGTCGGCTATCTCGCAAGCGTAACCGTAGAGGTTATCAAAAACGGACTCGCGCACCGTGCCGGACGTGGTAATCATAATCACGAGCGGTTGACGGCGGCTCGAGGTCGATTGTTTCATAACCTCGTAGAGATTGCGGTCTCGTATCGCGTGGAGCTCGTCGATAATAACGGCGTGAGAGTTCAAGCCGTCGAGCGTGTTAGAGTCCGAGGCGAGCGCCTCAAAGATAGAGGCGGTCGCGGGGAAATAAACGTCGTTCCGCCGCTTTTTGATAACCGCGCGGAGCTCCGGCGATTGCTTTATCATGTTGACCGCCTCGGTCAACGTCTTTTTCGCCTGGTCTTTCTTGGTCGCTACCGAGTAAATCTCCGCCGCGCCCTCATAGTCCGCGACGAGGAGGTAGAGCGCGAGCGCCGCGAGGAGCGTACTCTTTCCGTTCTTTCTGCCGACGAGAAAGAGCGTCTCCCGAAAGCGCCGATACCCGGTCTCTTTCTCGAGCCACCCAAAGAGGAGTTGTATGTACGCCTTTTGAAAAAGCTCGAGCCGTAGGGGAGCGCCGAGCGTCCCTTGTGATTGCTTGCAAAAGTGCTCGATAAACTCTATCGGGCGCTCGCCCGTCGCCTCGTCGAAGTAGTACGGCGAGCCGGAGTCGGGCTCCGTCATTTCCTTTACGAGCCGCCCGTAAACCGCCTTGACGCGGCGGGACGTGGTTATCTCTCCGCTCTCGATTTTGTCCCAATACTCGAGGACGTAGTTCACGGAGCGCCCGTCCCTTTCGGCTTTGTGATAAACGACATGAGCTCGTCGCCCGTCGCTTTTTTCTTTTCCTCCGGGAGTAGGTCGATAAGGGCTTTCGAGAGCGTCGCGTAGGATTTGATAGTCGAGTTGTAGCTCTTGAGGGCGGGGGACTCCCGCCGGAGCTTTTGCGAGCCTTGAACGAAATCCTCTATCAAGTCGCCGTTGTTTATCTCGTCGGCGAGCCGCTCGAGCGTGACGGAGGTAACGGCGAATTGATAGATAAGCCCGTCGGCAAATTGCGCTCGGTCGGGCGGCAATTCTTTGAAAAGTTTTTTAATTTTCTTTTGTTTTGCCGCGATTTTTTCCGGCGTATCCATATCTTGATATTTTTTCGCCATTTAATGTATAAACCTCCTCTCCGAGCCTTATACCCCCCCCTCATGTACGCGCCCGGGGGAGTTCTAAACGGGAGTTGTACGCGGTTACGAGCCGGGGAAATACGACCGCCCCCACCGGGGGGTCTACGAAAATTCGTCGTCGTCCTCGAGCCTCGGCATGAGCGCCGCCTCGACTACGTTCCCGTCTCTGTCGAAAGCGAGTCCCTCCGCGAGCGGCGGCGTGTGACCGTGTACTATCGCGTGACAATTCCGGCATAGCGTTGTTAGATTGTCCTCGTTGAGCGAGATACTCGGGTCGTCGATGTTGGACGGCGAGAGCTCTATCTTGTGGTGGACTATCACGCCCGGCGCACCGCACCGCGTACATAGTCCGAAATCCCGCTTGATGATATACGCCCGAGTCTTTCTCCATGCGGGCGACTCGTAAAAGGCTTTTGCAAATGCTCGCATAGCTAACCCTCCGAGAGAGTGCAAAGAAAACGCTCCCGCAAAGCCTCAAGCCCGCCCGCGTATGGACGCAAGAGGTCGGCTTTGTAGGAGCGCACGGCGGCGAGGATTTTCTCGTCTCTCTTTACGCATACAGAATAACACGGGCAAATAGCAAATTTCTATCCCGTCTTTTTTCGTGTCGTGTTAAAAAGCGTTATTACTGCTACATAGCGGCGAGAGCGCCCGCACCGAAATAGAGCAAGGCGAATTGAGCGACCGCCTTATTTCGGAGGTCGTATATTGCGGCGTTCGAGTTGTAGGCTATCGCCTCGGCTATCTCGTCCTTGCTCTTGCGCTCGATGTACCAAAGCCGGAGGAGCCGAGCGTCCGCCTCCTCAAGCTGTCCGAGGACGGTATCGACCTCGGCTATCGTCTTTTTCGTGAGCGCGACCTCCCTCTCTACCTCCGCGAGCTCGACACAAGCCGAGAGCGCGTCGTTTACGGCGCTCGTGCTCGCATACGGTTTCGAGAAGTCCGGCGACGGATACCCGGACGGCGCACTCTCCGAGATAATCCGCTCCCGGCGGCGCGTCAAGTTCCCGAGAGCACTTTCGAGATACCCTCGGGCGCGGAGCGTCTTTTCTGCCTCTGCGAAATAATTTATCATGCGAGCCCCTCCTCCGTAATCAAATCTCTTTGCCGCCGTGCTTGTACGGGCGGCTCTTGTTATACTCGTGCTTGCCCTCGAGAACGCTCTCGATGTTCACGCCATAAAAGGCGAGCGTGTCAAAGATACGGATTACCGCGTCGCAAAGCTCGACCGCGATACCCTCCGGCTTGCAAGAGGGCTCTCCCTTTTCCCGGTCGCACTCCTCCGAGTGCTCGCATACCGCGCCCTCGATATTGCAACAACCGTAAATCATGGGCTTGCCGTTTCTATACTCCTCGAGAGCCTCGGACAATTCCGAGTGGATAAGAGCGATAGCCTCCGGGAGTGTCGGCTCCCGCTCATACCACCCGTGAGCGACCGCGTTCTGGTGTACGTCCTGTGCAAATTCATTGAGTTTCAAATCGTTACCTCCGTTTCGTCCTAAAACTTTACGCATTTACAAGGCTTTAGCATACCGATTTGTCAATCGGTCGTTTCTTCCGCGTTTTCTCTTTCGGCGGCGGCTCCAATACATATCTAAAATATAGGTAGCCCCATTTGGTAGCCTTGCTCTCTACCAATTTATAGCCTTTTGGGGCGCGAGGCGGTTTTTGCTCGCTATACTCGCGCTTGATAACCTCGGCGGGCTCCCGCTCCGGCTTGCGGAGATTGTTCGTCTGTTTCCATCTATGCCCGCCTTGCTCCTCCGTCCAATGGTCGAAAAGGTAGTTCGCAAGCCCGGTATAGTCTTGACCGCAATCTATCCCGTTATAGTAATTGTGCTCGCGCAAGTGCTCGATACGGAGCACGTCTCCAAACTTCCACTTTTTCCTTATGAGCTCCTCCGAGACTCCCTCGGATACCATGTGAAAGTGTATCCTGTGCGTATGCTTGCCGCGCCCCATGTAGATAATGATTTTCGCGTCCGGCTCGTGGTACTTGAGGCAACGAACGAAATTATCCCGAATACGCCGCGCCTCTTTGAAAGTATGTACCTCGCTCTCGTTGTCCATCGTGAGAGTGCTATAAAGAGAGGACGGCGAGAAATTCTCGTTGAAAATCTGCGCGTGTTTCCGCTTTGAAATGCCTATCCGATGTTGTCTCCGTTCCTCCTCGCTCGCAAAGCGCGGGCGCGGCTCCGCTTTTCTCGGCTCCGAAATGCGGCTCGGGACGGAATAAACCTCTTGCTCGCATACGCACCCCGAGAAAATGCGGCGTTTCACTCTTGTAACCATGAAAAAGCCACCTTTTAGCAATTATTCGCACTTGCAAACCGTCTCGGAGTGTGATATTATAATAAAGGTATAAGTAATCACCTTTCGAGGCGGTTACGCTCCCGGCGCTCGCTCAAGCGTCGGGAGCTTTTCTATTTATCGCCGCCGGAAATCGTCGGCGTTGGGACACGTCCGCCAATGCGGGACGAAAGCGACCTCGCGCTCCGGCGATTTCTCCTCGTCCGGGCGGGCGAGCCGCCCGAGAATAACCTCGCCCTCGTCCGTTACAAAACGGTCGCGCCCGTCGCCCGGAATGACGAAAACGGGCTCCTCGTCAACGGGCATTTTCCGCGCCTGTGCGGTCGTAACCCAATCAATAGGAGCGCCGCACCCTTTACAAAAGCTCATTTCTTGCCCTCCTCAAGCGTGAGTTGCTCCGGCGTGACCTCCTCGACCTTGAGGACGTGCGTATCGCCGTACCGCTCCAAATCCATAGCGATTTGTTCCTTTATCCCGATAGCTTGTCCCGCCGGGCGGTCTACCCGCACCGTGATTATCAGCATAGAAAATCCCTCCGTTTCCTATCCTCGGAACATTCCCCGGCATTGAGCCGGGGAATTATCCTAATTCCGAATTTTACAAATCAAAGCCCGGCGCAAAGCCACGCGAGTAGTACGCGTTGCTGTAGCTGACCGTGCCGTCTGTGTTCACAAGCACGAAATAGCTGGAGTTGCTCGAATAAGGCGAACGGAGCCACCAATACCACGTCTCGCCGTCGGACTCCTTTACGCGGTCGCGCTCGCGGCGGAAAATCGGGAGTTGTTCGTCGTGTCCCTCGTCCTCATACCACGAGCCCGCGTACTTATCGCCGAAAACGTCGGAGGCGGACGGGAGCCAAAGCGTATCTTTGTATTCGACTACCTCTCCGTCGATAAGCTCCATGATGTTACGCGGCTCGAGCGCCTCGCGGAGCTCCTCGGGGAGCAAGGGGAGCAAATCCTCGAGGACGTGCCGCCGTCCCTCGCTCTTGAAGTATCCGCCCTCGTTCGTCGGCTTGTTGTTCATAACGTGCCGCTCCCCGAGGCAATCGGAAAAGATAAAGCGCCCGCGCTCCTGTCCGATAAATCCGGCGAACGTGACCGCCGCCGTCTCGCCGTTCGTGAGGACGATTTCGAGCTCGTCGCCCGGAGCGATAACCTCCGCGCCGCGCCCGGACATAATCGCCTCTTTGAGTTCCCTAATGCCGATAGTGCTTTCTGCTTTGCGTGTGAGTTTCATTTTGATTACCTCCTAATCAATTTCGCAAAAATAATGACCGCCTATGATTGTGCTGATATGCTCGTTATATGGAGAGGTCGAGAAATAGACCGTCTCGAGCGTCGTTATCGGGTCGAGCCCTCGATATGCCGCCCAAACCGCGCCGCAATTCGTCTCGTTCGGCTCCGCCGTGTAGAGGTAGGGAGCCGGGGAGAATTGCCAAACGTCGCCGTATTTCTGAAATATGACCTCCTCGACGGTATCCGGGAAGTACGGCGAGAGGACGCGGTTAAAGACGACCTCCACGACGGCGATTTGTCCCTCGAACGGCTCGCCTCGCGCCTCGTGGTAGACGAGGCAATCGAGCATATACTCCTCTTGCTCTGTGAATGTAATCCCGGCATACCGGGAGACGGGCTCCGTCTCCTCTCGGAGTTGCTCGAGGTCAATCTCCGCCGTGAGCGGCGCGAGAGCGTCCTCCGGCTCCGCTCTTCCCGTGACCGCCGCCGCGCTGTCGTTTACGCGGCGCTCGAGCTTAATTACCGCCCGAGCCGTAATCCCCGCCGCGAGCGAGGCGAGAATTACCACCATAACCGCCGCGAGGAGATACGCCCGCATTACCGCCCTCTCCGCGCTCTTTCTTGTTCTCATGTATCGTGTCCTCCTTGACGACCTCACAATCCCGCTCGGGGATAGCAAGGTATCCTCTGTGATAAATCCAAAATACGCCGTCGCCGCGCGTCGCCGAGTATATACGCCCTTTGAAAAGGAAAGCCGCGTCGCCGATGTATCGGATATTGACTCTCTCGGGCTCTTTCATAGCTCAATCGTCCACGGCGAGGACGATAAACTCTGCCTCCCGAGCTAATACCGTCCACCGCTCCCGCCACTTTTTAGCCGCCGCGAGAGCCGCCTCGTATTTCGTCGTCCCGTTTACGGTCGTCTCGCCGTGTGCCGGGTGTTTGACGAGGTAGAGCTTGAGCGGCTTTCCGGGCATACGCGCCGGGGCGGGCGCGGGCTCCGGCTTTTTCGCCTTTTTCATTCGTCAACAATCCTCCCTTGGTAGAGGAGAAAGCTCTCCCGGAGCGTCGCTCCTTTGCCTGTCTCAAATTCGACGGTACAATACCGCCCGCGCGGGTGGATATATACGACCGTCCCGGTCTGCGGCTTTCTGCGACCTTTCCCGTCCGTGTGGTCGAGCGTCTTTGCGTAGACCGAAACGCGGTCTCCGATTTCGATACGTCCGTCTTTCATGCCGCCGCCCTCACGTCGATAGTTGGAGGGAGCGAGCCTCGCTCCGCTCGACCTTGATTTCGCCCTTGCTCGTGAGCGAAATTTTCGCCCGGCATTGTCCCGAGATACCCATAACCGAGGAGGTAATCACGCCGCGAGCGACGAGGACGGCTATATCTTTCATAAGCTCGATAGGCTCCGTCGCGGAGAGCGGCTTAAAGCCGTACTCGGTCGCGTTCTCGCCGAAAAGCTGATTGATACGGTCGTGGGCGGTCTCTATCCTCTGCACCGTCTCCCGCTCCCGGCGAGCGCCGACGCAAGAGCACGTTTCCGCCGCGAGGCGGGTAGCCTCCTCCTCGGTCTCCGCCTCGACCTCGAGAGCGACTAATTGACCGCAATACGGGCAAGCGCCCGCGTTCATTGTTTGACCGTTAAACTCCGCTTTCATTCTGCTACCTCCTCGCTCTCCGCCGCCGGAGCCGCCGCGCCGCCATCTGCGGCTTTCTTGAACGCCTCAACGATTGCGGAGACGATAGGAGAGGCGGGCTTGTCCGCCGATTTGGGCTTGTCCGGGTCTGCGTTCTCGAGGAGCCTGGCGATAATCGAGGCTTTGACGACCTCGCCGACGAAAGCGCCCGTCTCGGAGCCCTTGATAGTACACCCGCGCACCCGGACGGAGAACGCACCGCTCTTGAGGTTGAAAACGGCGTAAGCGCGGGCGGAGGCGGGCGGCTCGATAACCGCCGCTCCCGCGTCGGCGATAACTTCCGCCGCGTCCGGCGTTTTGTATCCGGCTTGCTCAAAGATTTTGAGTTGCTCCGGCGCGAGGGCGAATACCTCCGCTTTGAGCTTGGACGAGTAGACTTTTTTCATGCTGATACCTCCTCTTTATATTCCTCAATCGCCCGGCGCGGCGACTCGTCGCTCATGCCGCGCATGAGAGCTAACATTTTGCAATATTCCTCGTCGCTTATCCGTTGCGGCTCTGTTCCCTCCGGCGGCGTATCCGGGTAAATCTCGTGCTTTTGAATGAACGCCGCGAGAAATGCCTCCCGCTCCCGCTCGTAGAGGGCGGTATAGAAGTCAAAGAGATACTCTATCTCGACCTTTTCCGCCGCCGTGCAATCTGCGCCGAGTTGCGTTTTGCATTTCCGCCCGGAGTAGTTATAGCGGAGTTCGTAGGCGTGACCGCCGTTTGTGACCTTGTAAACGATTTGCCGGAGGAGTCGCTTTTGCTCGCTCCCGTGGAAAGTGAAGTCGTAGCGGCGGCGCGTTTCCTCGCCGAGTTCCTCCTCGGAGATACCGTATTTCTCCATGAGCCGGGCGAGAGTAGCCTCCGCCGCGACCGCCTCGCCGCGCTCTCCGCGCTCCGCAAGGGCTTTGACCTTTTTCAAAAGCTCGAGTTTATCCATTCCTCGCCGCCTCCTTAAATTCTTTCATTCTCGGACACCACGCCGGGATAAATGGGTCGTACCGCTTTATCCCTACGACGCGCCCGCACCATTCGCCGGGAGCAAAGCACCGATAGCATACCGTCTTGTTAAACGGCTCCTCTTTAATGTGCTTGCACCCCTCGCACGTCCGCCCAAATAACGCGCCGCTCATTCTGCCGCCTCCCGGCGGAGCCACCAAAGCGGATTTATCCGCTCTGACGGGTGAGGGCAAGCGTCACAATTTGCGAGCGGGCAAGCGTCGCAAAATGCCGAGTGAAATTCCTCCTCCCACGGTGAGGAGAGGACGGGGAGCAATCCGAGGAACGTAGCGAGCGCCTCCGGGCTCCGCGTAATCTGTTCAAAGTGAGTCATGCTCTCGCCTCCTCTATTTGTTCGCCCGATAGAACGCCGCCGCGAATTTCGAGCTTGTCATAGACCGCCGCGCGGCTTGTCGGCTCCACCCCTCCGGCATTTCGTAACCCTCCGGGAGCTCTGGCAATACCCGATTGTTTCGTATAGAGCGGAGCTTTTCGTCGTCCGTCTGTTTGTGCGGAGTCCCGCTCGGGATATTGAAATAACCCCATAAATCGGTCTTTTTCGTATAGACCTCTCCGAATTGCTCTGGCGAAAACGTGTAAAAAGGTCTCCCGAGAAATTATCGCAAGAGCCCGAGCGGATTTTCCAACGCCCAAAACTTTAGGCGCGAGCCCTCTTGCGCTCTGCAAGCCCAAATGATACGGAGGCATTTCTCGACGAGTTCCATAGCCCCGCCGAGGTCGCGCGGAGTCTTTGCCGTTGTCCTTGCCAAAGAAAACATTGTGCAAGTCGGCGCGGCGAGTATTCCGTAGACCTCCCGAGCGTCGATAACCTCCTCCGAGCCGTCCCGCTTTGTGAATACGAGCCGCCCCCCCCTCGGTTATTTCCGTTCGTCCGAGGAGGTCGTACTCCGGGAGCGTAATTACGCGCACGTCGTACCCGTTCTCTTTGTATGGTCTCGACCATGAGCCTGTGCCGCCGCAAAGGTCTAAAACAATCTTTTGAGTCATGGTATAAGTAATCTCCTCTCTCGGTTTAGGCGGTCGCCCGGCGGCGACCTCTGTTTCTCATGGAGAGCCGGACGTTTCTCTCCGCGACCTCGGCGCTATACGCCGGGCGGAAATGCTCGTCGAGCTCGCCCGTCTCTCCGCGCTTGAGCTCGCGGTAAATCGTTTGAGTCGATACGCCCACGCGCTCCGCAATCTCGCTCGGCGTTGTGTCTGCGGCGTAAAGGCGCTCAATCTCCCGCCGCTGTCCGAGCTTTAGGTAAGTTCCCGGCATTTTCCCTCGCCTCCAATCTAAAAAAATAATGCGAGAGAGCGTTTAGCTCTTTCGCATTACATGATAAACTGCACC